AGTTGCTGGAGTAGCTGTAATATCAAATTGAACACCAGGGACTGTAATTATGTTGTCGGTTGTTGCACCGCTATCTGTTACACCTTGTAGAGTATCATGAGTGATATCATTTTCATCAATCATTTCTTGTACTCTGTCCTCTGTTACACGAGAAAGACCTCCAGAAACAAGACGTGTTTCTATTTGAGTGATCGTAGGAGCCCCTTTGATCTTATCGTATTCTATCTTAGGTATTATTTCCTTAGCAATTCTACTTATGTCATCCTTGGTTATTTCTTTTGTAACCTCAGTAGTATTGTAGATTGGTTGTTCTTTAATTACTTCAACCTTTTCTATTACCTTTTCCACAACAGGAACTTTAATAGTTTTGGCAATCTCTTTCTTATCTTGTGGAGTTAAGACATAGTCCTTGCCATCAGAATAATCAACACCTTTTTTAGGCGTATAACCATCCTTTCCAGGTTCTCCTTGTAAGATCTCCGGAACGATATAGTAGTCTCCTTCATTTAATGTTTCTTCTTCTGGCATTTTTATTAAATTATTTCTTCAATTACGTTTTTTAATTCTTCTTGTCTAATTGCTTCTATTTCATCATCAGTTTTAACTCCTAATTCTTTCGCTTGGTTAATTTTAATATCAAGAGCATCTATTTTTTCTTGAATCTCAGCATTTACTCTTGCTACTTCAACAAGGTTAGCATCAATAGTTCTTGCTAAAGAATCTCTATCATAAAGAAGATTATCAAGATCAAGGACTTCTGTTTTAACTTCAGTTGTTTCTACCTCTATTTTATTCTCGTCTAATTTTGTTATTTCCATTTTATTATTTATTAGTTATTAAGCTGTTGCGACTATCCTCCACTTACTGGTAACTGTATTCCACACAAACCCACAATCCAACCTATTGGTTGTAACTGTTGTGGTTGGCAGGGCAACAGTCGAGGCCTCAAATGAGGTCCCCCAAGTGATTGCCCTAGCCGCAGTACCAGTAATTGCTATCCACAATGTTTGACCTTCAGTAGGTGTACCAGAAAGATTGGTTGTAAATGATGTAATAGCTTCTGCTTGGGCAGTCAATGAGTAGAAGTCTACGTTATCAGTATTTATTGTTGGAGTAGCAGATGAAGTAGTGGTTCCAGATCGTCTTGTAATTCGTTTATTTGTTAACGTATTAGTTGAACTGATCGATGGAATCACTACTCCCTCTACTGCCAAAACTCCAGCAGCACTTCTTGATAAAGTTGTATCTGTTGCATGCCCCAATTCGATGTTGCCGTCTGTTTCAAAGGCGGCTCCTGCGAGTTTAAGAACATTGTTTGTTTGTGTTAGTGTTGCGTCACCATTATCCCAGTTGATCACACCACCCTCAGCTAGGAATAAATCAGAAAATTGTGCAGTAGTAGTACCAAGATATGCACCATCATTAGCGTCTGGTATAAAACCAGTGTTTGCTTGTATTGTGGTACCAACAATTGTACTTGGAGTTGATGCCCCTATTGTTGTATTATCAAATGTACCACCATTTATATCAGCCGTAGTTAGAACGGCTGAAGCAGAAGTTAATACACCAGTTGAAGCGTTGAAAGTTAAGTTAGTATTTGTCTTTGGTGCAAGTGAACCAGATACATTAGTAGCAAATAAAACAGAACAAGTAGCATCACCTGTTTCAGCAGCCACTGTTACTGTGCCTGCATTACCAGATACAGAAGTAGGAGCTGCCATCATAGCATGTTTATGATCTCTACGAGCAGCCACTGCAGCTGTTCCAACCACAGCGGAATCACCGAAGGCTTGAGTACTAGGTGAAGTTGCATCGAATAATGCCTTATTGGTATAAGCAGTTTCTCCGTTAGTTATCCCAACATAGTTATATAACCCAGAAGCAGGAGCTGTAGCTTTCAATAATAGGCCATGGTTAGTTGTATTGGCATTAAGATCAGTATTATCATCAGGTGTTCCAAAATCATCTAACTTTTGGCTAGTAGCAGCTTTACCATTTATCTGTGTTTGAACAGCACTAGTTAAACCTTTGACATAAGAAAGTTCTGTAAGTGATGGATAAGTAGCAACGGCTGCAGAAGCCAAACCTTTAGAGGCATCAGTTATTACTATTTCTGAAGCAGTTAAAGTCGAAGGAGTTATCGTACTTGTGACTCCTAGTGTCCCTGTTATTGTTGTGTTTTTTAATTGAGCCATGGTTATTTTTTAAACTTCTATTAAACTACCTTTTAAACTAACTGCTTCTTTCTTATATTGTACCTGAGGTGTGATTGCTTCTCCTTCTTTAAACTCCGTTGCTTCTACTATTCCAGTATCGTACATCCGGAAGCGACCTAGATCGTGGTTGTAGAGTTTGGTTATCTCATCTTGAGTAAATATTCTACTTGAAATAAATGATGTACCTATCTTACCTTGGAAAGGAACTGCAGCACCATGGTTTGAGTTACCCCATTGTAAATCTCTGTTTCCATAACCAGTATAAATAATATCATCGCCGATACTTACTGTTCCCTGTAAAACTCCGTTAATATAGTATTTGATATATCCAGCTCCACCTCCTGCATCTGGGTGATACTGACCAATTAAGTGATACCAATTTCCAGCTACCATATTTGTTGCATTTGAATGTACTGTATAAGCCGGACCTACGGCATCATTCATTCTACCAGTGATAAAATCTGAATTGCCTACTGTATATATAACAAATCTCCAGTTATAATGACAAAACGTATAAGCATTATTTGTAATAACTGTAGGGCTAACCCAAACAGACATTGTCATATCTCCAACTTCATATAAATTAGAAGAACCTGGTATTGTTATTTTATTTTCAACATCAGTTGAATCAAGTGAATAAGCATTATTAGACACACCAAATCTGTCAGTAGTTAGTGTTGCATAAGAACCATTTACAGTTGCATTTTTTTTATAAACACTTGTATCTAAAGCATTACCATTAAAAGACCAGTATCCTAAAAGACCAGTCGGATCAAAACCTAGTTCGTCAAAGGTTGTAGCTTCTATATTACCAGTGTTTTTAAGTGATGCTTGTGGCATATTATGTAATTATAAAATCAATACTTGTTGTGCCTGCGTTATATTCCATATAGACACCAGTAGCTAGTGTTACTTTATTAGTCAAGATACCATTAGCTCCTAAATTAACATCACCTGTCGCACCTGTATAAGGTACAAGACCTGTGTGACCTGAACCATCTCCGGTGTTAGTACCAGATAGGTTTGAAGCTGAAAGAGTAGAATCAAATACCGCAGCACCTGCACCATCTATTTTTAGTCCTGTAGCACCTCCTCCAGTAAATTTACCATTAGCAATTATATCTCCAGATGTTATTTGAACAAGGGATAGTGTATCTATAGTAAATGCACCAGCAGTTGAGGTGACAGTTATCTTGAAGTCAGTAGGAGCAGCAGCAGCTTTGAAATACACAGAATAAGTACCAGCAACTAGGTTAAGATAAATTCTCTTTGAAGCAAAAGTAGTATCAATATAAGCAGTAGCACCAGTTGTTACTGTAGAAGTTGTATAGTCAAATTTGTACCAACGATTAGCAACACCTGCAACAGCAAGTGAAGCTTGAGCTTGTGTCAAAGTTCCTGAACCAGCAGAGTGAGTATAAGTAGCAGCATTTGAAGCTAATGCCATATCCCCAGTTCTTGCCCAAGAAGTACCTGAAGTCAAAGCACCGTTAGTTAATGATTCTGAAGCATAAGTAGTACCAAACACATCAAGAGTACCTTCTGATCCTAATGACATTCTATCTTTCATCAAAGTCTGAGTTACACCAGTATATCCATATTGCCATATCATACGAGCTGTAGCAGTTGTTGCATCATAGATTCCTGTCATAAAGTTCCTCCAGTTATGAGTTTTAGATGATGAATCCCAAGCAGTACCCCTCATATCAACTCCAGGTGAGATTTGAATAGGAGCAACAGCTGTAGCAGCGGTAGTGTTAGTTGCAATATAACTTGGTGAAGAACCTGCAGCTGTACCCATAGCTTGAGCAGTTCTAGTAACAGTTATTGTATCTGTAAAAGTTCCTGTTGTTGCACCAGTAAAAGTTCCAGTAATTGCTAAAGGTCCTGTTAAAGCTGTAGTAGAAGTAGATGTAAATGTTACTCCACCAGTTGGAGTTATTCTAGCAATTACAGTTCCATTTGGTTTCTTTAAGGTACCACCTAAATAAATATCTCCTTCAACAACAGCATCTCCTGTTGCTGTAGTCTTAGGAAGAATAGAAATAGCTGTAATAGTAAATCTAGTTGCAGTAGGTGTTGGAGTAAATATTAGTTTACCAGTAGTTGCTGCTGTGAAATATTGAGTATAAGTTCCAGCGGCAGTAATTGGTATACCACCAACACCTCCATAAGTCCAAGTAAATCCTGAGGCGACAGATACTGCACCAACGGTTATGGTTACCTTATAAGTCACACCGACTACTGGAGTAGCACCAGCACCAGATGGAGTAGCAGTACCAGTTCCGTCTACGTTCTTACTTAGCATAGTATCACCAGCGTTAGTAGCATCCCATCCTGTACCAAGCGTCCAAGCAGCGGCAGTAAATCCAGGAGTGATGTCTGCTCCCAAAGTTGCAAAAGATGATATATTTTTACCAGCAATATTAGTACCAACACTAACGTTTTCAGTGAATGGTCCATTTGTGCCATCTAATTTAGCATAGGTTGAGGCAGCAGATGATGTTGTTAGAAGATCTGATATCTTAGCTCCACCATCTTTGATTATCTTACCAGTAGCACCACTATATGTAGCGATATTATCAGCTGTAGCACCAGCAGGACCTACTACATCTCCTATACCATCTCCAGAACCGTACTCTAATCCATTCTCAGTGGCTTTAACTTTAAGGAATTTACCGGCTTCACCCACATAGGATTGTGGTACATCAGTTAATTCTTTGAACTCTGTGGCACGAGAAATAGAACCACCTCTAAACTGGGGAGCACCTATTATCTTATCGTAAACCATCTTAGAGTTTAATTCTTCTCTAAGTTTCTCTAAGTCAAGTTCAGCATCCTTTCCTGGATCTCCTTTATCTCCTTTCTCGCCCCTATCTCCAGGAACTCCTTCTGGGCCCCTCATCCCTTTGGGACCAGGCTTACCATCGAAATAATCTACTCCTTTAACTGGTGTCTTTCCATCGATTCCATCGGAATAATCAACCCCTCTGATTGGTGTGTAACCATCTTTACCATTTTTGCCTGGTTCTCCTTTCTCTCCTTTATCTCCTTTCTCACCTCTCTCACCCTTATCCCCCTTATCACCTTTAACTCCTTTAACTGCTACTACTTTAGATCCTCCACCAATAATAATTTTATTAGGCTCTCTTTCAACTATAGCTTTAGTACTGCTTTCTTGATTTTTATTTAAAACTTTTAACTCATCCACAACTTCTGCAGTCTTTTGTAATTGATATTCATCTATTGTTTTATCAGAGTTGTCATCTAATTTTGTCAGGATATGTTCCAATAACTGATTAGCTTCTTCGGCTTTCTCAGCTTGATTGACTAACATGGTCTCTAAGATAGGTGTAGTTGAGTCTTCAACGACTTCTTCCTCCATAGGTTCATCTTGTGGAAGCATCTCAGGTATAATTGTTCTATCTTTAAATTGGTTTAGGTCCATGTCTTTATAATTATACTATTTAGTGTATACTATGTCTATGTTATTAATATTTTTAATTGTTATCATCTTGGTTGGTTCACTCTACCTTTAATCTACTACTTAAATTAGGTACCAATCTATAGAATATCGGCCCTAAGGATGGATTAGCTGTTAATACTTCTTGTATAACAGTAGGGCTAGCCTTACCAAGCCAAGCTGCAACTCTTGTTTTAACAGCTGGAGTTTCTAAAGCTTTTTCTAAAGATCCTACTCCGATACCAACTAATAAGGCTGGCAAAGCGGTGGTTCCTGTTAATAAAGCAGCTGTTGTACCTAGAGCACCAGCTCCTCCAACTTTAAAGTTTATTAAATTAGAAGATTGTACTATTTTATCTCTATTTCTTGTTGCTAGTGATCCTGAAATTAAATCACCATACTGTTCGTTTAACCTAATAATCTCAGGGTTATTTCCCCTGACTGCCTTATTTAACTTAGTCTTCATCCCCCCATAAATATCTTGTAAGACACTATTAACCAGCTTATCATCGGAAGGTGTACCGGTGAATCTTGTCATTTCAGCTACAATTTTCTTTAAATCAAATAATTCCTTTGGAGTTAATTTAGTTAAATCTCTTGGTGTATCTCCAATTTTAGTTATAACACCATCAACAATATCGTGTTCATATAACAACGCATCTTTTATATTCTGTAAGTTAGTAACAACAGCTTGATTATTCTTTCCTTTTTTAGCTGCTTCAGCAATCGCTTTATCAATTTTACCTAATTCGTCTGATGCATTAATTGCTAATTTAGAATTTTTAGGACTAATATATATATCACCAATTTGTGATCCAACTTCATCTGTAGCTTTATCTATATTATTACCGAAATCTTCAAGGTTATTACCAACGATACCCTTTGGCAAAGTTTCAGAACGATATGAAGAAATTGTCCTACCAGGATTTTTACCATAAGAAATATTAGCACCTTTTGGTTTAACTAAACTATTTATAATTCTTGGAGCAGTAGCCTTAGTAATAGCTTTTGTTGCTTGTGCTCCTCCAATAACTACTGGGATAGCACCACCTAAAATAGTACCCATACCAGGTTTAAACGCACCAGCACCAGTTTTACCAGATTTAAGATTTTCTGATACATCAAAAGCGTAACCAGTTCCAGCACCAACAGTGGATCTAATAGCTGTTTTTTTACCTATCTGTTTAAGAGTACTTGATAGTGCAGGCTTACCAATATCAGTCACAATTTCTGTGCCAAACTTTCCTGCAGTTTCAATATTTTTAGCAATAGATGTGGCTTGTGCTAAATCTTTAGCTTTGTCAGCTGCACGGACGGCCTTATCAGCCTTACTAAAATACTTACCAGTTTTCATTCCCTTAGCCGCTGATCCATAAGATCCAAATGATAAAAGGTCAAGCAAGACACCAGCACCTTCTCCAACTACTTGTAAGTTAGTCTTTTTAAGAGCAGGATAAATATCCTCAACACTTACGACTGGAGTATTAGTGTAATCACTAAGTAATTTAAGCCACTTAGTTTCATCCTTACCTTGTTCCTTTGCTTGTTTTAATCCTTTTAAGCTTGTTGTAATAGCATCTTGTCTAGATTGTTCGGCTTGTTTTACACTTTTAACCCCAGTTCCAAGAATACCTGTCCATGATTCAGGAATAACATTGGTTAATGCTCCTGAAATGCTTTCTCCCAATCCTCTCTCTGAAGAGATAAGAGCACCACCAATAGCTTTAGTAACACCAAGAGCTTTCTGTCCAAATGTTTTTTCAACAGCCTCTGGTTTATATTTAGCTGTTAGGGCCTGACGGACACTACCTTTTGTTGGTGTAGATACTGGCTTAACAGCAGGCTTACCATATTTACCTTCAAGTTGTTCTCTTACTGTTGGCATTATTTTATTTAATTAGACTCCTCCTCCAATAAAGCTTGTAGTTCTTCATCTGTCGCCTGTGGGAACTCTGCACGATAATCTTCAATTGTTCTCTTACCTATGTCTTTATTAAGTTCTCTAGCATAATCAATTGTAGATGTATATTCATCTTCTATACCATTAGTCCTAGCCTGAGCTCTGAGATCATTCTTTTGTATTTCTGATTCTCTTAACCAAGCATCAGCTAGAGCAATAGCCTCATCTGCCATCTCAACAGCTAAATCTGAACCAACAACCGAACCGTCTTTATAAGATTGAATAAGTTGTTGTATATTTTCAAGGAAACTTCCTGTTGCAGTAGCTAGCCCTATTTCACCTTCTCGAACAGCAGAGTTAGAATCTAGTGTTTTAACATATTGGTAAAGGTTAGATAATTGATTTTGAGGATCATGAGGGTTAGCCTTAAGTCTTTCTGCTGTTGCTTTAGCAACATTAAAGGTAGCATTAGCAGAATTGATAGCGTTAGATTTATCCATAATTCTGTTATAAACAGTAATCTGTTTATTATTCATATCACCAATTCCATTGGTAGCAGTAGCTGTCTTATTTAAACCAGCATTCTCCCACTTACCAGTTTCTTTATTAAAAATGTATGTATAGTCACCAACATCTTGCGGTCTTGATATATCTGCTCTTTGTTTTAATAGAGCAAGTGATGTTTTTTCTTTTTCATTAACTAAAGAAGCCGCTTCTGCATCTTCTACTTTCTTAGCTTCTAAGTATTCTCGTTTCAGTATAGAAGCATCAATACCAATTTGTTTAGCCATCTTCTCTAGATCCTTATCTGTTGGATTAGCATCGTTAAGAATCATGCTTCTAACAGCATTAGTTGCAATAGATTTCTTTTCCTCTTTAGAATTTCTTAATTGTGCTAAGTAATCTTCAGCAGATGATAATCTTGCAGTTTCTTTATCCTTTCTTGATTGTAGAAGTTGTTTAGTAATCTCATTATAAACAGGAGCAAGTGCGGCTTGGTTTGCAACATCAATCTTCTTCTTTTCATCTTCTGTTTGTTGATTAATATTTGAGGTTTCAGCAGCACCAAATGTAGAACCAAGTAATCCAAATCTAGCTTGTGATGCTCTATTAGAACCAAGGTTTGCAAGTCCAGCCTTTGTAGCATCAATCTTTTGTTGTGCATATGCAGCATTAAGAGCGTCTATTTCTCTTTGAAATAACGCTGTTATTCTATCTCTTGCTTGTGCATCTGTTTCTGGTCTAGCAGCCTCTTCCTTTAATTTTCTAATGATTTCTTCTTGATCGGCAATTGTTTTGTCTGGCTTATCAATATAGGCGTCATAATTAAATTCAGCAGCTGTCTTATTAGCAGCAGGTGTAGTAGTAGCAGCAGTTGATGTAGATGTAGCTGTTGATGATCCACCTCTTAAACTATTCAAAAGTTGAATGTTTTGTGCATCAGTACCAGTATAGTTTGCAATACCTGAATCTCTAGCCAACTGAGCACGAGAATTGAAATCACTAGCTCTACCAGTCGATCCTAAATAATCAACAACAGAAGATCCAGAATATAGAGAAGAAGGAGTTGCTGATGCAGCTCTACCTCCTAAGGCTTCACTTCTTGCTCTTGTTCCCTCATCATAAGATCCAACAGTCGATACTCTCCCTCCTTTTGCTTCAACTGCTGCTCTGGTTCCCTCACTGTAAGATGATACGGGTGTCGTAACTTTGCTACTAGGTGTTGTTGGTTTTTTAAGGAAACCTGAAACGGCATCTATTTGTTTTTTTGATGCTCCTGCCTTCTCTAATTTTTTCTTTTGTGCTGATGTTAATGCCATATGATTGTATTATATAATATTTTTAATGTCTTGTCCCTTTCTTTACATAAATGCTAAGAAATTACTGTTAACTGCTGCTGCTCCTGCTGGATTAATAGACAATATTAAACAAGCAGTTCTTTGACTACTTGTTGGAACTGTCGCTGTAATTGTAGTATCACCAGTCGCTGATGTCTCTGTCCTAGTAGCTGTTGCACTACTAATTGTAGTCCCTGAAACATTAGATTCAGTTTGTTCGGTCCAACTAGGATTATCTGTTGCGATACTATAACCATTAATTGTTAAGGCGTCACCAGTATTTCCACTATTCGCAGCTGAAACGAATCCTATAATTAAAAGAGATGAAGCATCAGTAGGTGTAATAGTATTTGCATAAGCTTGCGGAGTAGAAAAGGAAGCTGTTGTCGCAGAGTTACTAGCAGAAATAGGTGTTACAGAATTAAACCCAGATATTCTATAAATAATACCACCACACGGAGCTGAGTTTCCATAAGCAGCTGGATCCCAAGAATAATCAGATGGTTCGGAAGCTCCTGCAATTTTATAAAAGAAAGTACCATTAGCATAACTAGCAGAACTAGCGTTCTCTTCATTAGTCCAGTCAGCTGGTGTTCCGTACCAAGGATTGCTATCACCACTAGAATTTCTAGCAACAAACGCCACCAATAAATCCCCCTCTGCGGTATTCAAAGGTTTTGTAATTGTTAGCATACTCCTATTACCTGCTGTAATAATACTTGTTGATTCTATTGTTATTGCCATGTTGTTTGTTTTGGTTTAAAATTCTCCCTTTGTGAAATCCACAGTGGGTGGGCTGATAATGATTCATACTCCACAATCATGGAATTATTTGGTCTTTTATTCTTATAAATGTTTTGTTTATATTCACAACTAGTCCCTAGTGGTACATTTAGTTTACGACATTCATGGATGTCACTATATTCTATTCTCTTTTCACTATCTTTTATATCTTTGAGATCTCTATTAGCGATAATAATCATGACGTCATCATTATCTATATTTAAACACTCATGAAACATTGTCGGAGCCTGAATCACTGCTTGACTTTCACTATCTACTTCTTTCATAAATGAATGATAGTCATAATAATTGAAATCTCTCTCATCAACATATTTAATATTCAAATCATTAGCAATTATTTTAGCACAAATAGTAGTCCCACTTCTTTGGCAACCTGTAACAATTATTTTTCTATACTTATTAAGGTCTTCGAACATATTATTATGCTTGTGCTAAACATCTCCATTTAGATGTTGCCGCATTCCACTTGAAGCCGACTGTTAGCATATCTGTGCTTACAGTTGTTGTTGGCAACGCCACTGTGCTTGCTTCAAAACTTGCACCCCAAGCTATCGCCCTTGCTGCTGTCCCTGTTATTTCAATAATCAATGATTGTCCATGAGTTGGAGTACCTGAAAGGTTAGTTGTTACTGAAGAAATATCTTCAGCCTGAGCTGTAATCCGATGAATATCTGTATTATCTGTATTAATCGTAGGAGTGGCAGAAGATGCTTCATTTGTAATCCTTGGTGTTATTCGTTTATTAGTTAAAGTATTAGTTGATGTCGGAGTTACTAAACCAGAAGTAGCCACACCGCTATCAGCTAGTACTGTACCGTCAACACCATTCCAGGACACAAGATTGCCATTGGTAGAAGCACCTGGTCCACTTAAACCAGAAGCGGCTGTAAAGTAGTTCTTATAAGTAGAGTAATCAGTCATTATAACCTTAGCACCAACTCGATGCTCTCTAACTACTCCTGATGTTTCTACACCCTGTCTTGAAACAGAGTAAATATCAGAAAGACCTGTGCCAGTCTTAGTACATTTAATGTGTTCTTTCGCGGAATTATTCCCGTCAAGAGTAAAGTAATATGTACCATTAGCTAATGTTACACCATCGTCATCTGTATTTGAAATAATTGTAGCAGTTGTCCCTCCAACGGCTATTTTGGTTGCTAATGATGTCTCTAAATCTGCTACTATTTTTGGTAAAGCCATATGTTTTTATAATTATACTGTTTTTTTTATTAAATATCAACTTGCGTTCCGTCAAGAGAAACATTTTGTTTTGATCTGAATCTCTTTGGAACCCTTTTTTCAAAGATCGCAATATCAAAATCCATGATACTGTCAACTGCACAGTATCCAATTGATGAAGCGACTAATTTTATGTTCCTTTTTCGGAACTTTGGGCATTTTAATTTAAGCTCTGCATAGAATGGGTATGCTAAACTTAAATCAGCACCACCCATTTGAACTGTACCAATCATATTTCCTCCAATTGATTGTGGGGTATTGAAATCTGTATAACTTCCGCTACCTAGAATTGTACCAACTAGGGCATAACCAGCATCATCGTAACTCACGTAAACTTGTAGAGCCTGATCTGGATCAATTGACCCTTTAATTCTAATCTTTCTTATTTTCTTTAATGATTCAGCTATACCTAGTGCTTCATATTGTTCACCTTTTGATATCCATTCATTTTGAACAGTTAGACCATCATCATCAAAACCATCATACATTAAATACGTTGATTCAGTTAATGATGAACCTGCATATAGGTTATCCCCATCTTGAGCAAATGATTGAGCGTAAAATTCTGTTTCATCAACTGTTTCTGTTACTAAATCACATAGAATTATCTTATTATTAATAGGATTACCTTTTGACTTACATGAAACAACCACATATCTATCATGAGTATATACATTACATTCGTCATAGTCATAATTAGAAAAATCAAATTGTGGGAATAGTGGGTAAGGTTCTACCTCTGTACCAATTTCATTCTTACGAAGAATTGTTAATTTAGGATCAGATGAATTTGAAGTATTCATAAAAACAATTCCTTTTGCTGTTGATACAGCAGACTTAATAAATGGCATTCCTAATTCACGTCTAAATACTTCATTTGAGATAGTCAAATCCCCAGCCGCGATCTCAAGACGATATGCAGACTGTGATTTTATTGAATAGTATGCCCCATCAAGTCCAACAAGAACACTAACAATTGCATCTCCACCAATATCTTGAGGCACTCGGAACCCCTCACCAGCTAAACGAGTAGCAGTGAAAGAAAAGTCGGTGACTCCTTTATCGTTAGAATCTTCCCACTGATAATCTGCTGTTCCTGCCCCTGATTGCCCAGCAATCGTAAAAGCACCAGTTGCATAGTTTATTGTTCCAGTACTACCTAATGAACCTACCAATACACCTAGATAATTATCAGTAAATACTTCTCCAGATGATGTATCAGTTATCACAAGACCAAAACAAGAACGTGTAGAACCTCCAGCTTTAAATCCTAGAGTACCAGTCGCAACGTTAGCAATTGCCTCACTGGAAACTGTTGTATATACGGTTGAATCCTGTGCGTCAATATAAGATCCATATAATCCTGTTGGGTTAGCTGTTCTCCCCCATAAAATCATTCTACCTTTATCTATAATAGAATATCCTTTAAAGTTTTTTGCAGGATCAGTAACATTAACAGGACTTGCAGGATGTGAATTGATAATCTTCCAAATACCATCAATACCTGACGCAAAGGTGTATGAACCAGAAAGGGAAGAGTAGTTTGAGAAAGTGTAATTAGCTGTTGCTGTTAAGCCTGTAATAATATCTGTCCAAGTCGAACCATTAAGATATTGAATCTTAGAATTTATCTTTCTGTAATGAACTTTTGTTCCATCAACTTTGTATCCAAAGTGTTCTGAATAAACTTTACCGACAACCCCTTCTGCACCAATAAGAAGCCTTCCATAAGATAAAACAAGACGACCATCTCTAGTAAGCCAGTTTTTAGAATAGGAACAAGCATCCTTTGGGATATTTTCATCATCCCCTACATTCCATATCCCCTTTGAAAACGCATTTATTATTGAATCACTCATTATTGTTTAATTAAAAAAACTTTGTGCGTGCCAATAAGACATATCATTTAATACATCCTGATATCTCTTAGCGTTCGCTTGAGTAAAACCTTTAGTTAGATCTGATTGTTGAATAACATAATCATTACTAGCCATTCCGTAGACAATCACATCGTGAAATCTTGCTGGGAATATTGGTGAGGTAGCGAGAGTTAGGTCTGCTGGTACCTTTATATAATCAAAACTTTGAGTTGTTTCAGTTTGAGCCATTACAAAGTGAATTTTAGAATCTGTTGGATCAATATAACAAACATCTTGATTAGCATATTGTCTTCGATCACCATAGTTTATCATCCTCACAAACTTTAGATCTGAGCCAACATAAACACCCTTTGGTGCAGTAATTGTTTCATCCGGAACATTCATATCAGTAGATTGATTTGACGCCATATAAGCAAAGTCAGTAGGTATAACAATAGTTGTACCAGAACCAGTAATTGCTGTTGAACAAGTCGCCTTTAGAAATTCCCAAGGGCGGAAAGAACATACCTCTTGGTATATTTGATTCGCCAAATCCAACTCTTCTGAAGAAGATAGCTCTGTGCTATCGTCAACTTGTAATTCAAATTTTGAAATTATTTCTGATGTTAACATACTTTATATTATTAATTTACTAATCCCTGTTTCTTAAATAAAGAAACAGAGTTAAAAAACTAATCGTTATCTGGAGCAACAACTGTCTAAACTGCGATTTTAACGTTTAAGAATTTCTTAGCACCGTCAGCAAAAGTTTTTAGACCTGCTAGGTAACTTGAGAAAATATTTGTACCACGTCTGTCTGATGTTTCTCTCATGTCTACAGAACTTAGGTCCTGTACAACTAGATCGATAGCACCTTTCTTTCCATAGTAACAATGGATGTGGTTCAAAGTCCAAGCAGCAGAACCTCCTGTTTCTGAAAGAGTTAATCTTCCAGCACCAACTGCTGTGATTGTAAATGCTGAAGCAGCTACTGAAACAGCGGCTGTTATCTTGTAAGTATCAGTCATTTTAACTTGGTCAGCAGCTGAAAGAGCGATTCTTACAGCACCTGATGAAGTACCTGGAGCATTAATCAAAGCAACAGCGTTTGCAATAGCATCTGTGTTGTTACCTTCGATTGAAAGTTCTCCTGGGTTTGCAGCGGTTCCGTTAGCAACCCATGTAAATACAACTCCATTAATTGTGAATGTTTCACCAGCAGCTACACCAGCATCTGTATAAAGAGCTGATGCAGTCAAGTTGTTTGAAACATAAACTTCTGCCATTGATACATCTCCTGCGTATCCATTTTTCCAAATAGAATTTACTACGTCAAATTGTTTGCCCAATAGGTATTGTGCAAGATCTGATGCAACGTAAGGATCAACAACTAAAGCCATGTTTGTAAGAACTTGGTTATCAGCTTGCAATTTTGCAGGCATTCTTGTAACCATTTGTGGAACAGTAGTTGGGCTTAAAGTAATACCAACACCTGTTGAAGAACCTGTTGTTAAGTCTCCAGTATCAAATGTCTGTGAAGCACTCAAAACTTCTGCTAGAACTCTAGCGTCAAGATCTGTTGCAACTTTGACAGCGATTTGTGATCCAATAACTTCTCCAGGGTTCAATGGTCCTGTTTGTTTTACTTCTCCATCAGAAATGAAGAATACAGCTTCTTTCTCCAAGTTGATTGTCAAAGACTCTGTTGAGTCAGTGATAGCATCAATTGTTGAAGCTGATCCTCTTACTACTGTTCTTACTCGAACAGCTGAAGCATCGTAAATAAATCGTGTGACTGAACCTCCGAAAGTTAGACTTGGTTCATATCTCATATTTGCGATTGACTTCGCTACAAGTACTTTATTAAATACTTCTTCGTATGTATTATCATACGCTACTTTATAATCTGTTAAAGCCATTTTATTATTAAATTAACTTATAAATATCATGGCACTCGTTCTGCTTTTATAGTCTTATTCGGGATGAAATAGAATCGTTGTATTGTTTCTTAAGTTCTGGATTTGCCATCACTTCTTTATAATACACCATATCATGAATCATCCTTTTAGTATCTATAGGGGCGTCTGACACACCACCTCTAGCCTCTGTTTTTTCTAACGTCTTCTTACCAACGACTAGATGTCCGTAAGATTCCTCAAGAATTTTAGCGAATGTTTTGTTGGCATTTCTGGGATCTAGACTGAGTGCTCGGATAGCGTCTTTCGTTGCTATACCTTTGAACTCTGGCATTGCTTCCATCAATTTATCGAAGTGGTCATTAAATGTTTTTTCAACATTCTCTGCTCTTTCTCTTTCCTGAATTGGTTTTAGCTTTGCTTCTATCTCCTTGTCATACTCTGCTTTGGTTTGTTGTCCGACCTTATCAATCAGTTTCGAAACTGCTTGTTCTGATAGACCAAACTCTTCAGCAATATCTCTTACATCAGCTGATACTTCTCTTTGAGAAGCACCATCTTCAAGTAGTTTTTTAATCTCCTTGAGTTCTTTTGCTAATTCCTTACGCTCACGTTTCTCTTCTAGAAAAACCGCTTCTGGAACCATCTTAGCTTTAGTCTCTTCGACTTTAGCTTCAGGTGCTACGATATCACTAACTTTGGTATCTCCTACCTTCGTTTCCTCAGGTTTAGCTTCTACCTTTGCTTCTGCTGTACTTTCACTCCCAGCTGGAGCCATTTTGACTTCGTCCGTCATAATTTTAACGTTTTAAAGTTGCCGCACAACTGGATGGTATTCTCTTTCGAGCCGGATATCCCTCCCCGGATAAAGGATTTAGCTTCCTCAAGCCGTTCTTATAAACAGTATACCATATTATTTTCAGTAATAAAAATCTTGTGGTATCAACTGCTACCCGGAACGAGCAAGTAGCATGTGGCACCACACGATGCCTATTCCTCTTTTAAGAGAAAATCCAATTCCTCTAGTGCTACTTTCTTTAATTTTCGTGATCTCGTCAAAACACGTAATAAAGCTAGCCTAGCACTAAGAGTTGCACACATTGAAATTAATTCAGTATGCGATGTTACTTTATATTTTGAAATCATCTCATCTATAACTGATACAATATCTTTTTGTAGAGATGAAACAACGATCTTCCCACCAGCACTATTACTAACTGCATCTATTGCCGAGTACTTCTTAATATCTTTTTTTACGTCTTCTATTGACATTATTTCTTTTTATTTTTGGTCTTCGCTACTAATGCTATTTTATCACCTAATGGCATCTTTTTGATACCAGTTTGTTTTTCAATTTCTAAGACCTCAGCTTTTAGATCTTCTTGAGCCTTTCTAAATTCTTCTAGTTTCATTTCTGCCATCTTTACAAATCGTCCAGTTTCATAATAAGTATGACAAGCTATTTGTGTCACTTCATCAATAGTTAATACCTCTGGATGATTAACCTCAACATTAGTTAAGACAGCTTTCTTTAAATTTAATTCTGCTTCTAATGCACTAATCTGCTTTTCATTATATTCGATAGCACTTAGAGTATCCGCTAATGTTATATCAACCTTAATATTACTCTTCTCAATTTTTGTTAATTCTGGTACTTCGTGTTGACTTACTATTGTGTATGTTGCTTTTTCGTTCATGTTTTTTTATATACTTGGGTTATTATTAATTTGATTACCTCCTTGTAGACCTAAACCGTTATTCGGTGCAGAAGGTTTGACCATTCCACCAGATAACATTGTAGATTGATTGTTTAGATCTTCTACCATACCTGTATTAAATGCTCTCACTTCATTACCAATAATAATTTCATCTAACGATCTAATATATGCTGCGATTCTATTAAATTGTACATTATCAATATCTTCTTCGTGATCTTTCAAGTAATCCACTATTCGTTGCTTGTACATATTGTTAGCCCATTTGTTTGGCTTAATATCATCATTAGCTAACAATGATTCAATATCTCTCTCTGCTTCTGACATCAATTCACTATTTCCAAATTCTGAAGTGTCAAGTAACTCACGAATATCTTCAGATGAGAACCCTGCAACCTTAGCTGATATTTCGTAAGCCTTCTTTGGGTTTTGAATTGGGTTCATTTGTTGTGACGCTAAGAATTTTAACTTCTCTTGCATCTCTTGAATTGTAACTAATACTTCTTGGTTACTTGATTCAACTAGACATCCATAATCATCTCCTTTCTTAAAGATATCTGTTCGTCTAACTTCTTGAACCTCTACACCATTAGGTCCAACCAATTGAACAGCAACTCTCTTCATCAGGTTTTCTCTAACACCAAATTCATATAACTTAGCAAATCTTAATGTTCCGATAGAATAAGATTTATTAAACAAACGGAATCGATCAGCTGCTGCTACCTGATTTCCTTGATAAATACCAAGTCTACCAGTTGTATCTTCTACACCCTTTGAACCAGATGTAACACCTGATGCTTTTTCTTGAATACCTTCTAGAACATTAAAGACTTCAATAGGTGTATTAATTGATGGAACATTCAAAGTTTGAATTACTTTATTTGCATCATAATCACCTTTAGTAAAGATGTTACCATCTCTTCGATATTTCAATTGTGCAAGATCTTCTAATGCACCAACATTAACCACTTTTTGTGGCTTGTTGACTGCCTCAGCATTGTCTAACATCTGATTGATGCTGACATTCTGTGTCATGAATATTTCACGAACATAATCGGCAAAGCTAGGAGTCCAGAACTCTGTTAAGTCAGGAAAAGCAGCATAAGACCAATATGGCCAGTATTCACTTTCAAACATATCTTCAAGTGGTGTTATTTGAATTGCTCGTCCATTAGTATTTACTAAGACGACATATCTGTCACCACCATATGTTGTACACCATTGCCAGAACTTAAACTTGTCATTATCTTGTAATTCCTTATTAGTATATGTTGTACCTTGTGCTTGTGTTCTAACACGTTTATCATTTTCAGTTTGTGGGAGTTCAGTATTATTTCCGACACCTTGTAATAGTTCTTGTGTTTCTTCCTTAATATAAGTTCCATCTTTGATACCTTTCTCTAGTTCTCTTCTAGATTTTATAACTCCATAATTTCCAAGGAACCTAGCTTTTTCCATGTCAATTCCACCAGCTGATGGATCAATTAGGAAATCATACACATCGATGTTATTTAGAGATGATCTGTAGATATTCTTTTCATCTCCGGCACTATATGAATACACTGCACGTCCATAAAGGATACATTGTTTTTTAGCAACTAAGTCTTTAATATCCCAATTGTCTTTCTCTCGATCAATTGAAACTAAAGCGTTTAGTATTGCTACTCTTTTTAGTTGAGATTCTTTTCGTTTAGTATATTTAAAGATTAGGGGTTCATTTACTTTCGACAATAAAGTATGCACAAACTCTTGCATTCTACCTAATTCGACATTAGCTCTCGCTTCACTACCAACAATCTTCTTCCCGTAATACATTTCTTCATTTTTTTGCCAATTCTTTACCTTTCCGTTCTTAAAAGTCTTAGCAAATTCAATTTCTTTTAAACTTTGGTCACGAATTTTTTGAATGTCTTCAGATGTCAATCCTGGAACAATAACTGGTTCAGATACTTTAGCAGAAACTCTCACCTCTTCTTTTGGCTTCGATATGACCTTATCATTAACTGTCATTTTTTCCTCTTCTTTTTCGAACTCTGACTGTAGATCTGCAATTTGTTTTTCAATCTTTGCAATCGCAGTTGAATTATCAGAGAACTTCATGTCCTCCATTAAACTACTAGTCCTACGGTTCGGTGTTTTTAATTCACCTAACTGTTTTCTTAACTCTTGTATTCTATCTATTATTTGTTGGTTGGTTTTCATTATATTGTTCTTCTTAATAATTCTTGTTTAAGTCGTTCTGCTTCATTCTTTTTTTTAATCCTCGTATCTAAATTTCTTTTAAAATAAATGTCTTTCTCCCTTGACTGAGGTGCCGAAGAACCAGACCCAAGGATGTTTGTACTTATGAAACTTGTCTGATCTTCTAGTGAGTAGAAGGTGGATGGAGATGATTGGTTATTGTACTCAGTTAAAATCTCATCAGCAGTTAATGGTTTATCATAAACTCTAACCTCATCTATTTTCCCCAAAAGATAAGCTGGTGTCCCAGTGTCGATCTCTGTTCCAATCTGGAATCTAGCAGTTGATCCAGCACTGTTTTTGTCTGGATTATTAGCTGTCGCTCCAGATTGCACACCATCAATATATATTTTGACATCACCAGTTGTTATATCATATGTTCCATGGAATAAATGCCAAGCATCTCTTGTTGGGTTTATTGCTGATGTTGCTGTTACACCTGTATTAGTTGGTGAATCATCTTTTACAATTAGAAAAGAATAGGCAGCAGATTCCCTTAATAGTGAACCAGAACGCCCTCCATTTGTAGAACCATATACTTTATTCAAAACCCTACCACTTCCAGCACCTGTTGGTCTATATTCCCAACAACTAATTGTACAGCCATTTGTTTTTGCGACTAACGGATTACCTGTATCAAGTCTTGAGTATTGGTTTGTCGCTCCTCCTTCTAAGTTAAGACCTTTATATATCTTAGAATCTACATAAGTTGGAGAATTTATATCTGTTAAATTGTTAGAGTTTACCGAGCTGTCATTGGAATTAGCCTGTAAATGTCCAACATATTTAGCATTACTTCCCCACACATTGTTGCTTCCATAGATTGAGGTACGAGAAGGTAGGTTACGAGAAGGATCACCATAGCAAATATAGAAAACATTATCCTTAGTTGAACTTAAATCAGCTTTAAAATATAGTTCACCTGTTTTTGCTGTAGTATCGATAGCAACTACCTCCACTGGTACCTCAGTATCGGTATCTTCAAGTAGAACTCGTATATCTCCACCATCAGTTTTAACATTTCTAAAGAAATCTACAGATAAATCAGCTAAATTAACATAAACTGGAAAATTATTTAAGTTTGATGCAACTTTTTGACTACTTATTGTTAATTTTTGAGAAAAACCTCTAATCATTTCAATAATAATAACATATTTTTTAACTAAATACCAATATCAGGGTACATCGGTTTGTCATCCTCGATGTAACTAGATGTTTGATATGGCTTTGAACATATTTGTGGGCCATATGCCAAGGCATCGCACACATCATCGTGCTTGGAATTTGGAAATCGTAATAATTCATTTTCTAAATCCTCGCATTCCCCCTCAATATGATAGATATCGCCATTCGCATATCTTGGAATTAATCCTCTGATCCTAGTTTCCTTCTGTACACCACCGTGTTTTAATTCCCTGATCCTAGGATAGGAGTTCCTCTTTCGACATTCCTCTTGGAAATAAGGCATAACCCCTTCAGTATACGCTGTGGTTTCAATTCCAATTGACTCCATCCCCTCATCATGAAGTTGGAATAATAGATCAATCAAACTCTTCGCGTTGACCTTATACTTCATACCAGACACGTACCATTTATTCTCAATATCGACATAAACTCTCGCTACCCCAGTGTTATCCGAGTCCGATCGTTTAGACATCGCGGAATCTATTAACGCAAATTTCCTAGTATTTTTCGCTAACGCCTCAGTCCTTGTCACGTACTTAAACCATGATTGTAGAAATTCCTGACTCGACTCATCAATCGGATTGTTCATCATTTCGGCATCAAAAACCTGCGGCCCGAGTTTCTTCTTAATATCCTCAATCGATACCCTCTTAGTGGCATTCGCCTCTTCAGTCGTTAATGCGTATTTCTCCGGCCATGATGGTTGACCATCCTCACCAATCACGTTAACCTTCCTCATCTTTAACCTCTCGTCATGTTTCGCTCGTTCGAATAATGCCGCCACGTTGCCATACTCCGTAATGTAGTTACTTAAATACAAAACAATACCTGAGGCATCCATACCCGATTGTGCCTCCGATATATGTCCCGCTACTTGTGCGGTATACGCCTCGGAATCCTTCGTCTTGTTTGTCTCGTAGTCATCCAGAATTAAAGCGTCAGGACGTTGAGCACCATGCAATCGTCCACGAATAGATTCTTGAGTTGAGTGAGCCTCCACACGGACCCCATTATTAGTCAAAAAGTTCGAGATCTTCTTTTGTGTAAGTTCCTCGGAATTTCTCCGTACGTTGTACAACTCCCCGTAATCCTGCAATAGCCTTGGATTTTTTTGTAACTCCAAAATAGCATCGAATAACATTCGCTCAGCGTTCTCCTTATCAAAAGAATCCACGTTGATATATTTCCTCTTACTAGTAGCAATCAACCAAGTTATAAAACCTTTAGCAATAGATGTTTTAGCACTCTCTCTAAAAGCTACCCATGCAACTTCACGATATGTACCATTTGTGAGCTTTTTAATATCCTCGAACATCTCATAATGAAACGGTGCAAATGGATACTTAATATAATCCACGTAATAATACACAAACCAATGAAGGAAGTCGTCATTCAAAAGATACCGCCTCTCCTCCGGACTACATCCAACAATATAATTTAATAGTTCTTTATTTATCATCTGAGAATTTTCTTACATACTTGTTCCAATTTTTAGGAGTTCGTTCCTCCTTTGGAAGTGAATAATAATATTCTATCGCCTGATTCCTTCTCATCAACTGTAACTTATGAGCTTCGTTGATTATAGCTCTCATGTATCTAGTGTATTTTAATCTTTTCTCCCAATTAGAAAAAAGATCCTCATAAGTTTGTAAATTATTCTTAGCGTGATTCTTCAATTTAATTAACTGTCTTCCACTAAGCGGAGTAAGATCACGAAGAATAAAGTTATCCTCCTTAAACCTTTTTATGCCTCCAGGCATTGTGAAATATTTTTGTAAATTATCCAATTGATTGATAGTTAACCCCGAGCTTTCAAAAAAATTTTGTACCCCCCCCTAGCCTTTAATTATATCACGAGTCTTAAAAAATTATGTCGAGGGGTGAGTAGTAATATACTTACTTCTTTCTTTTCTTTTTAACACCCCACCCCCTCTATTGACATAACATCATGTCGGACAATGTATATTGTGCAACACTGTGGAAATCAATGGTCAAATTATGTTGATATATCAGGGCTTTCAACGTCTACCGGTACATATTCCGTTGAAACATTAACATTATTAGACACTTTATTAAACAACTTGTCAAGTTTTTTCTTTTGCTCATCGTCCAAAGGCTCATTTTTATTGATATTAAGACCGATTGTCTCAACTCTTTTGCTATAACCAACATCCTTTCCAAGCGTTTCACGTAAAAATTCAGCCTCCTTTTGCTTAATAGATAATAGCTTAGCATTATTCTTAGCGTCAATGCTGGTTATTTCCTTTGATATCTTTTCAGCGTTATTTATAAACACTTCTTTCTTAACGCTATTGACAAAGTCACGGAAGCCATATTTATTTAAATAATAATAATTATCCCAAGTACCTACTGACACGCCTATGTTCTCGCATATGTTTTTAATACTCTCACCATCGAACCACAATGTCCTAATTCTATTTCTTTTGTCGTCCCCCAATATGGAAATTTCATTACTCATATCACTATAATAACACAAAGATTATATCTGTATAGGTGTAACATTATGTAACATTATGTAACATTAGGGTACTGTTACAACACGGCGTTTAAAAATAACGATAAAATCGATTTGTAACAGTGTAACATTATAAATAGATAAAGATATATATATAATACAATAGACCTACCGTACCGTTCACCGGCCACGGAGAGTGGAGGGTACTGTTACACTGTTACACTGTTACATTTCGATTTTATGTTGAAGAATAAGGCTCATTTTGTAACAGTACTGTAACAGTACCCCCCCCTTGTAACAGTACCCTAGCTCAATAATAGATATATTATATACATTTGACATATCTTATTATCTATTATATAGTTTATAGCTGGGGATAACTTCTTGACAAGTATAACACTTTTGCTATACTTTATTTATTAATAGATTAATAAATATATATGACAATACAAAAAAACAAGGTTACAGGATTACAAGAAGTGATTATTAATGTAAATAATAGAAAGTTTTTAATTAAAGGATACACACGAAAAGAATTATTAAAAACAGCGTTTAGATATTTAGCAGTTATAAAAGAATAATATGAAAAAAATATATAAAGATTTGGAACAAGAGCAAAAAGAACGTAATGTCGTATTTTCAAGCGAATTACAAGGCGGTGGAATAGTCCACGAAGTTACAAATGATGAAATTGAAAGTGATAGAATTTATTATCACGCAAAAATTAAAAGACTTTTAGACGATAGTTTTTTCAATGACTCACCATTTAAAGCAAACATCATACGAGCAAGTGAGAATATTAAAAGAATTTTTAACCTAGAATAATATGAAAAACCAAAATGTTTGGATAGAATTTAGGCAATGGAACGAAAAAAAACCTTATATTTATTTTAGAGATTTGAAAGATGTATACAATGACACAAGTGCATACACTACTAAAATAAGAGGCATAAAACAAGCCAAGTTATTTTTAGAGCAAATTTTTAACAGTTATGAATTGCAAGAGGACTTAAATTTTTCAGATATCAGGAGAATCCTCAACGATAAATTTAATTTAGCGGTGCATACCTATTGTGCAATGGACTAGCGACCACATATCAAGCATAATTATAAATTGTGCTTGCTATTGTGAGAGTTAACCAACTCACAGCAAAAATATATGCACATATCAGATCAACTTAACAAGTATAAAGGCCTATCAATGCAACAATTTAACCATATCAAGGCAAATGATATCCAAGATTTTGAGTTAATAGGCGATTTAGCAGATGAAAACAACGATATATTAACTTATATCAATAACAAAGGCGAAAAAATAGCAGTGTTTACAAATGGAGAGATAACAAAATAATATGATTAAAATAATATTCGAAAAGTTAGTAACAACGGAAAAAGAAGTAGAGAGATAACAAAATAATATGATTAAAATAATATTCGAAAAGTTAGTAACAACGGAAAAAGAAGTAGAGCTTGAAATAAATGGCAAGCAAGTAGCACTTGAAGTTATTCAATATACAGATGACGATGACTCAGGCTTTTATTATTTAGACGGGAAACAAAGAAATCGTTTAACAGATGATGAAGTAGAGAATATAGCAGAGTTTATTAAAAATAATTTTTAACAATATGAAAATAACAACAAAAGAAGAAGCGAGGCAATACGCTATTGATTGGCAAAGTAAATTTAATGAAACTTCACACGATTGGCAAGCTATTGCAGATTATCAAGCAGAATTTCAAGAACTAGCCGAAAGGTTTGATTTAGTGGAAGAGTTTAAGGAAAACGGGATAATTTAATAACAATATGATAACAACAATACAACAAGAAGCATTGAAAAAGCCTTGCGCGCATTGCGAAACTGGGAAACTGCACGAGGTGGAGGGAGAGACTGAAACCTTTCTATGGTGTGATAATTGTGACTTATCAATGGATAGCGACGGTGGGTTTACAGTTTAATGCTTGGATAGACCACACTAACAACAAGCGTTAGCGTGGTTTATTCCCGACATTAACAACGGGA